TTATGTTTTGACTGTGGGGGTATGTTTAAGGTGCCTTATGGAACTAAAGACCTAACCAAACAATGCCCTAAATGCCTAGATAAACTATGGCAATCTCAAACCTCATTTGAGGAATAGCCAGGGGATCAAGAATCCTTAATTGCCCTATTGACCATACGGATCAAACCTTTTCGAGTTATCTTCGACGCATCAAATGTCTCCGTATAACCGCCTTGTGGCATATCTGCCTTATCCAGGAATGAACCATACTTCTTAGTGAGTGTATTTACTACTAGGGATTCTACTGCTCTCGCTCTATCCCGTTCGGAAAACCACCAATACTTGATCAATATCCAACCCTTGGTCCTATGGGCTGCAAACCTTCTACCTGAGACATCCGATATACCTATTTTGACAGCACGATATACAGGGCTATAGAGTATATACAATAGGGTCATTACTCTATTATACTTGACATCCCCCGCAAAATTTGAGATAATAGATACATGGCTAGAATAATAATATGTCCGCAGTGCAAGAAAGAGATCGAGTCACGATCAGACTTTGCATATATGACCTTGAACAATCACATACAAAAGGAGCATAAGAAATGAAGGTAACCTATCTACACCCACTCTGGATTCTTGCTGGTTTTGCCTGTGGTTGGATTGTGTCTTATATTCAAATGAAGTATGGCAAAAAGTGATTTACGATATACCAGACCCATTCACTGAGTTTCGTATATCTAAATACAAATCACAAAAAGGAACATTACGATACGACTTCTTTTCTGGCGAATGGGACATGGAGTGTGGTTGCTGTGGCGAACCACTGAATGCACCAACAAAAAAGATTATGACAAAAATTCGTTTATACCATACAAGAAATGAGTGCCTAGGTGGATATTGATAAGTGCAGTATTTGTGGACTATCCAAAGAGTCAGATTGGTTTTGGAATGCACATCAAACCATGTCGGATGGAAAAATATGGTGTGTAAATGCAAAGAGAGGCTACTAACCAATATTGCCCGTTTAGGGCATAGGAAGGTTTGTTAACTCTATTTTGCGCCGAACCTTTATGCTATAATAAATAAATGGTTAAAGTTAAAGAACCGCATATCGAAAAAAATGTTTTAGACCCCGAATATTTTGAGTATATCAAAAACTATTTTGCGAATCACGAAGTGCTCAAACAAGAAAACTATCACTATTATGGTAGCAAACGGGTTGACTCTTTTAATGACCCAGTTTTAAAAGAGGTTCTTGAAAAACTTATTGACAAAGCCAAAGAAATTTTTGAATCCGATACCCTCATGCCCACATACGGAATATTCTCAGAGTATTCTGGAACTGAGCCATATCTTGATAAGCATTTAGATATTGGACCTTGCACATACACCATTGATCTATCACTATATCAAAATACAGAATGGCCTCTGTACATAGAGGGTAAGGCCTATAACTGGGCAGATAATGAGGCTATATTCTTTTATCCAAATGATCAGTGGCACTGGAAAGATGAATTCCCAAATAAAGAAAACAATAGGGTTGGTTTATTATTTCTTCATTATGTAGAGCCAGACCATGAATGGTGGACAATACCAGAGGTTCTTAGGCCCCGCATAAGAAATAAATTTTATAATGTTGATAAAAGATCTAATAAGTAAGCATCTACCATCAAATTTTAAACATTGATTCATAGTGTATAATGGTTGTATGGCATATATAGTTAATGGGAAACCTGTTGGGAATGATCCACCAAGTATAGAGAGAAATGCATCATATATGGAGTTTTTCCATAGAATTGGCAACTCTGTAGATAATATCAAAATTGTACCTAATTTTATAACACAAGAAGAGATTGATTATCTTATGTCTGATATTGATAATAGACACTACATTAGTTTTGTGTCTCAAAAAGACAATGATGGAAATCCAGTAACATACATGCATCAGTATAATGGCGTTAAAGATGTTAATAACATAATTGAAAGATGCAGAGAGCAAATAGCAAAATTTTACAACATTGACAAAGAAAAGATAAAGGCAAAAGAGCCACACCTCAGTGTAGTTAAGTGGACTAAAGGAACATATCTAAAGTTGCATGTTGATGATCTTGGTTATGTTACAGACAATCATTTGCCAGTATTAATCTACCTAAATAATGATTACGAGGGTGGCGAGATTAAGTTTGAACTTCATAACTTATCAATTAAACCAAATCCTGGAGACTTTATTGTTTTCCCAGGAAATTTGCACTATCCTCATGAAGTAACAGAGGTTGTATCTGGAATAAGATATACACTCCCTATTTGGTTTACGATAGTTTAAATATGACAGATAGCACAAAGAAAAGAAAACTACTTGACGGTTCGGAAGTAAATGATTACGACCACCCAATTGATATAATTTTGCATACAAAAGCGCCAGGTAAATGGAAATTAATTGATCTTGAAACTGGTCAAGAGTACCTTGGGTCAGAAATAACTCATGATACTTTTGGAGAAATTTTGAGAAGTAAGGTGGCTGTATCAAAAATAGGATCTTGGTTTAAAACTAAAGGAAGGACAGTCAAAAATGACTAATACAAACAAGCCAATAACATTTCACTGGATGTGGAGAAGACATTGGCAGATAAATGACAGTATTGAAAACCTAGACCTTAAAGGAATTCTTGGCATGGCACAAGAACTAGATGGCGCAAATGTAAAATCTGTTTTACTTCCATATGGTCCAGGCGGTATTGATTTTTCTTTGGTAATTCAAGAAGCATTACAAAAAACAAATCAATTAATTATGACTATTGCTTTGCCAGCATACGGTACAAGCCCAGACTATGCTGCTAAAATTGTTGATACACTAAATCGTTTTGCACCTGAAAGAATTGGTGTTAATCTTGTTGCTGGAAGATGGGGAGATGAGGGCAATGGTCCTTCAGAAAAGATAGTGCTGGATCACTACATGCATGATCGATCACTTATTGATACCCTTGAAAAAAGAGTGGCGATATCTGAAGTTTGGATGGATAAATTTATGAACTTGATGAGTGGTCATACATACAAGACGCACATGGCAGTTGTTGGTTCTTCAGACACAACAATTAGAATAGCAAACAAACACTGCGAGTATATATATGTAGATGACAATCTACTATTCAGAGATCAGTTTAAAAAGATTGATCTTAGTCGTGTAAAGCCGATTGTTATTATTGATCCACTTATTACAACTCATCCAGACGATGAAAAGTATGTCAAATATGACAAAAATGCGCCAGTTAGAAAGCAACATCATTTGATAAAAGGTAAATTGGTTGATGTTGTTGCACAAATAAGAGATTTGTCTGAGAAGTTTGGTGTTTATGATTTTATGATTCATACCGATCAAGCAGATATTAGCAAGTTGCTAGATATGGTAAAAAATTTTAATGATATTGTTGTGCCCGAAGGAAATGTCATCGGTTACTCTGACCTAACAGTACAAAACTTTAATAATATTGGAAGTAATCCTGATAATGTAAAAGTATTTAATAATTATTTAAACAAAGAAGAGTGTGATCACATTATAGAACTTATAAATAGTACAGAGATAAGCAACAATCGTCGTCTACAGAACGACGATGCTGGCTGGCCTGCTATATCTTTGTTATATTATGACTCCCTTACTTATTCAGAAAAATACATTCCTCAAATTCAGGCTTTACTAGAAAAAGAGTACGGAGTAAAATTAAAAGCAAGAAATTCTCGCTTTGCTCAGTGGGTACACAATAATAGTAAATCAATACCGATAAATGATATGGGGCATAAAGATTCAAACCATCTAGCAGGCTGGGTGTATTTAAATGATGACTATGAGGGCGGAGAACTATCTTTTATTCATCAAAATAAATCATTTAAGCCCAAGGCTGGTGACTTAGTTTTATACCCTGGGAATCCTCACTATTGGTATGATGTTACTCCTACAAATGGTTCAAGGTATATTATGCCTCTATGGTTTGATTTTGTATAATGGTATAATATTTAAATGGAAAAATCAAAATGTTTTTTTTGTGATAAAGATGCAACACACTTTGATGTTGTTGTTAATCATGCAGAATATATTTTTGCCGATGTTTGTTTAGGACATTTATCGATGGGCCTTGTTTCATAGATGAATAAACCACTACCTCATTTAATAACATTTCCAAGAAGTGGCTCTCATTTTTTTGCTAAACTTATAAAAGAAAAAACAATGTTTAATTTACAAAGATCTCATACTATAAATATTTCATTTGATGATAATAATAACAAGACTAAAACAATTATCACTATAGCCAGGGATCCCAAAGATACAATAACATCTTTGATAGCACTAGAAAATGGCAATGGATATGATATAACAAATGATAGAATTAATGACATAATAACACAGTATATTTTATTTTATAATTTTTTATTTCAAGAAGCAGATTATGTGATAGATTTTAAAGACTTAATAACATATCCAGATACTGTGGTAAATAAAATGTTAGAACTGCTTGAAATAGACAAAGAGTCTCACATTAAATATCCTGATGATGTATGCTATGATGCTCAGGGACTGGCAAAACAGTCAAGTAAGTCTATTCCAATTTATAACAGTATAAATTTAGATGATTTTAATATAAGCCTATGCTATTTATACTACAATAAGTTGCTATCAAAAGCGATAAAATTTAACACAGTTTGACAAAATATTGAGTGTAAGGTATACTTAATATATGCAACAATGGATTAATGATTATGCTCACTGGGTACTGGCCTGTATTGGTGTATCTGGTATTTATTTTGTGGGAAGAAAAACTCTCTGGGGCTGGTTTGTTTTACTATTTAATGAGTGCTTATGGATAGCCTATGCCATAGCAACAAATCAATATGGTTTCATTTTTGCAGCAGTAGCATATGGCGCTGTTTATATTAGATCATATCTGCACTGGAAAGATTTAGGTTCAGAGAAGTTGTCTTGGAACAATTTTCTTAAATTAGTTTGGTCCCGCAACAATTGATATACAAAATATCTGATTTTATGTTTGTGATATAATAAAATATGACATCTGTAACCAAAAATATTTTAAATTTTTATAATAAAAACAAAATTAATAGTTGGTATTTTAAAAAATTTTTTACTAATACCAACAATATTGGATACTATCTTCCATATGCAAAAGATGCTGTTTTAACTAATTCTGAAGCCATGAAACTTAGTCATAAAGTTATTCCAACAGTTGACGATCACACCGAATATAATGTTAACGCTTTTGGCTTTCGTGGAGAAATATACAAGGATGCAGATGTACTTGGGGTTGGATGCTCTATGACATTTGGTCTTGGTGTTCCAGAATCTGCAAGATGGACAAACGCATTGAGCAGACAAATCAATCAAGACATTATGAATTTAGGTAGCCCTGGGGCATCTGTAGAAACTATGTGCTTAAATATTATTCAATATTGTTCAAACAATAAGATGCCAAAAGAAATTTTTTGTTTGTTTCCAGATTTTTTTAGAAGAATGGTAGTAGAAGATCCAGAGTTTTATAAATCAAAAAGATCACCAAGCATTGTTGAAGGAGATCTTGGGTTTACATTTTGTAATCCAGAAGTTTATGTGCATAAAGATGAGGTCTTTATGACAATTGAAGATAAAACATACATAGAAGACTATACTTCTCCTCACCAACTAATTTTAAACTCAGTAAACTTTATTTATATCTTAGAATCATTTTGTTCATTGAATGGAATCAAATTATATTGGACAACATGGGACATACCAACTTCTGTAATTATGAATACATTAATACAAAACAAAGATTTTAAATTAAAAAACTTTAGATCATTTTATCCACCCGATGAAAGAGATGGCGCTGGGAAATTTGTTCGTAAAAACTGTAACTCAGATCACGGCTCCGAATTCAAAGATGATGTGCGTTGGCATAAAGGATCTGATTATTCTATAATAAAAGGTAAAAAAATAGTTGACTATGCTCATCCAGGAATTCATTTTCATCAACATGTTTCAGACTTCTTTTATAAACTTTATAAAGAAAACTATAATTAAGGTGGTTGGTTATGCCAAAAGATCCTAAAATAATGTCTATGGATTGGAGATCACTAGGTTATTGGCCTGTATGGAAAGACGGCAAGAAAGTGTGGGTACCAAAAGATGATAAATCATTCAATCAAGCATCAGAGGACTAGGATCTGGCCTTTACGATGGATAGCGAATCTCCTTGGAGAATATGCAGGTAATCATTTAGTTAAGTGTGTTAATCTAGATGAAGATGAAGAGTATGGCCTTCGCTATAAGTACCACGCAAAAATGTGGCATTATTTAAATAAGCCTTATGAAAAATGGGGTACATACTACACCATAGATATGGCTGCATGGAAACAGGAGTTAGATCAGATGAAGACTGATATGTCTGGGTCAGAATGGGATGATTATGACGAAAATGGTATACCCTATTGGAACAAGACTTGACATGCCTATCGCTAAACTGTATAATTGATATATGCAAACATTCCTTCCGTCATCAGATTATGAATACTCAGCCCAAGCCCTTGACAATAAACGACTTAACAAGCAGGTTCTTGAAGGCTACCAGATTATGAAGATTTTGTCTGGTGCTAGTGAAACTGGTGCTTGGCGTAACCATCCCGCTGTACTTATGTGGAAGGGCGCTGAGAAGGCCCTTATGGACTACATTGATCATATGGTATATGAGGCTGATTGGCGTGGCATCAAGACAGATAAGAATGTCGCAAACCTAAATGTCTTAAAGCGTAAATTTAGCCATAACTGGGGGAGCCTAGAGCCTGTATGGTCTAAGCCTGAGCATGTGTATCGTGTTATTACCACACATAAGGCTAATCTATATCGTAAAGATCCAATTATTTATGCTAAATACGCTACCGCTAAAGATAGCGAGTTTAATGTTCCGTGTTGCGACAGGTGCCTATACTATTGGGCGACACATAAAGAGCGATAGTAATTTATTTAAACAAAACTTACATTAAGAAAGGATAAAAATGATTCACGCACTATTTTTAATACCAACATTCATTATGGGGTATGTTGTATGCTATTTTGTTATGACATATAAGGTTGATCAAAATTAATAAGCAAGCAGCATATATTTTTGACGTAGATGGAACATTAGCCAATGTTGATCCATATATACACCTAGTTCGTGGTCCTAACAAGGACTACAAGGCTTTTCATGAGGCCTCTATCAATGCCCTGCCAAATTTTGAAGTAGTTCAAATGTTAAATGAGGCTTTCTTTGATCAGATGCATATAATTATTGTTACCTCAAGAAAAGAAGTTTGGCGTGGCCTGACCTCTTATTGGCTTGCTAAAAATGATATTGGTCATCATGCATTATATATGCGTAGTGATGATGACAATAGGCCAGACTACGAAGTTAAAAAGGATATCTTACTTAAGATTAAGAAACATTGGGATATTATTCATGCAATAGATGATAACCCAAATGTTATTAGGCTATGGGAAGAATACGGTATCCCTACAACAAAAATTGGTACTTGGGATGGGGATAAGTCTTGACTACCATGACTACATATGATATGATTAGTTTATGAATAAAAGAGTAAAAAAAATATATAAATGTATTGATTGTAATACAATGATTACGATTGTAACAAAAGTGCATGAACTTCCAGAGTCAATTATTTGTCCCTGTGACAAAGTAGCAGAAAGTCAGTGATCTAATTGAAAAAATCTAATAATAAAGTATCCCAACATAAAAATAAGAGGGCAGTTAAAAATAAAAAAAGAGTTAAGGCAAAACCACATTTGTCTAAATTTGAAAGAAAACAGGCTTTCTTAAGAGAACAAATCATTCAACAATCTTTATTTAAAGCATCTCAAAATATTTAGGAAGTAGATAAGTGGTAGATTACGACAAGTTAAAAAAAATTCCAGATGATTTAAGGCATCATATAATTAAAGAACATATGAAAACGTACTATCATTGGACTGTTGGTCTTGGATCTTTTATTATAGGCTTGCTTCTTGGCATATTAATAAAATAAGGTCAAGCACCAGTAGCCAAGTTGGTCAAGGCCCCGAACTCATAATTCGGTTATCGTAGGTTCAAGTCCTACCTGGTGTACACAAGGGATTGAAGCATTAAAGTGATGCTCAGGACTTTTAATCCTGAGAAGAAGGAGCATTACCTTCCAGTCCTACGCATCTGTAACTCAGTTGGTTAGAATACCCGCCTTATATGCGGAGAGCCGAAGGTTCAAGTCCTTCCAGATGTACTATGTCTCCATGGTCTAGAGGCCTAGGACTCCACCCTTTCACGGTGGCAACACGGGTTCGAATCCCGTTGGAGATACGCCTCCTTAACTCAGGGGTAGAGTACCCGCCTTGTAAGCGGGTTGTCGTAGGTTCAAATCCTACAGGAGGCTCGGAAGATTGGCAGAGTGGTCGAATGCAGCGGTTTGCTAAATCGTAGATCGAAAGATCCACAGGTTCGAATCCTGTATCTTCCGCCAGACCTCTGTAGTTCAGTGGACAGAACGATGGACTTCTAAGCCATGCGTCGCAGGTTCGATTCCTGCCAGGGGTACAAAACTGATATAATCTATTTATGGAAAAAGAAATAACATGTACTCAACTTTGGAGATCTTGGCAATTTCGTCATCCTAAAAATCCATTAATAATAGAGGCAAATTCTAGAATGTCTAAATACACTAAGACTGACTGGGAAAATATGGTATTGGATGCAAAAGAAACCATTGAAGAAATCTCAAACCTAATAGTTAATAATATAGATATAAATGACCCATTATCAGAAAAAGCAGCATTAAGACTAGCAAACCATGTAAGCAAATATTTTTTTGAATTTAGCAAAGAATATGCAGTTGGCATTAAATTTGATATAAATAATAGCGGAGATTATTTTAAATTCTTTAATCAGTTTCATGAAGGCATGGCAGAAAAGATCGTAGAACTAGTAGATTCATATAGTGATAATTTTTAATTTTTATTTTTAGGTGGCTTTGGTTTGTATGGTTCAATTCTAGACTTAATACGACCATCTTTATACAATCTTACAATCCATCCATCTTTAATCTGCATAGGATTAAATGCAGTAGCCTTTTTCTTTGGCATTAGATAGAATGCTTTTCTCTTTGAACCTTAGTATAATCTTTACCAAAGTCTGAAAATAAGGCCTTATCTTTTTCACGATTAACAATTCCTCTTGACCAAGAAAATCCTGCATC